GGTCAATTGCCACATGGGCAATTGCCCTAATGTTGAGTGCGTATGCCTATAAGTTAGACATTGGTGTCTTTCTACCTGTTCTCACAGCATCATTGTTATGTGCGACGTGGTCGCAATTATGCATGGTCAAGACTGTGGAACAACACTATTTGTGTGAGTTGGAACAGAGAAATTGTATTTCTGGTTTGTATAAAGACATTAGAGACAAACACGTCTCCAATATATGCAAAGCAGGTGGTATAGTAGCTGTCTTGTACGGCATTTCAAAGATTTATCACATTTGGCGTAGTAGAATGCAACCTATTCATTCTCCTGAGAAAGAACCAGAAGTTAAGGAAGCTAAAGAAACTCCACCCAATGAAGTACAAGGCGCGCTTGAACCTAAAACTCAGAAAGAAATTGATGATAGGGACAAAGCCGAGTCGCCCTGGACGCAAGTTGCGTTGAGACCATTGCCCATTCAGAAAGCGGCGGCCAATACGACTGTGACACAATTGCAGAACATAGTGGACAAAAACTTGACGTATGGAACAGTCGAAACTGACGATGGGGCACTAGCTGTCAATTGTTTGTTTTTGCGTGCTAATGTAGCTGTAGTACCACAACACTACTTTAAGCAAGACGACATCAAAATCACTTTTAGAAAAGAGAAGCCAGAACAAGCTGCAGGTATGTTTAGTGCAAAATTGAGTAAGAGCAAATCTTATTTCATACCAGACACTGACCTTGCCTTATGTTATGTTACAAGTGGTGGATCATTCAAAGATCTTGGCAAGTATTTACCTACTAGTCAATTATCAAAAGTGGAATTTGACCTTACGTATCGTTCGAAAGAAGGTTGCTTAACAAAAGCAAGCGGACTAGCCGATTATTGTCTTACAGGACACAGTGAAACCTCGTTTGAGGGTCTTTCTTACAAGAGTTTGACCATGAATACGCGGCCAGGATTGTGCGGGGCAGTTATCACATCTAGTTCGAAACCCATGATTTTGGGATTCCATTTGGGTGGAAGATCGGGCACACCGCAAGGTTGCGCCGGAACTCTCACATTGGATCAGTATCAAGCTGGTCTAGCCCATTTGCGAGAACTTGAGGGTGTACTGTTGACTGGAACCGGTGAACAATTTGATGAACGTGTGATGGGAGTCGACATAATGACAAACAAGCCACTTCACAAGAAGAGTCCACTGAATTTTCAGCCACACAGATCTCAGATACAATATTTTGGATCGTGTATAGGACATACCACGTTTAAATCATCGGCTAAACCAACAATAATAACAGAACATGTTACTGATGTTACAGGAGAGCCCAATATTTACTGTGGTCCAATAGAACAACCTCAGTGGGAACCTTGGCAAACGGCTTTAGAAAATATGGCTGTACCAGCGGAGCAATTCGAGTGGGACATATTAGATTTAGCCATCAAGGATTACAAGAAGCCATTAATACCCATATTCGAAAGTGAGTTTTGGAACAAAACACGTCCATTGACAGATTTGGAAAATTGGAATGGAGTCCCAGGAAAGAAATTCTTGGACAGAGTGAAAGCTAACACATCAATAGGCTTTCCGTTGACGGGGAAAAAGTCTGAATATTTAGTAGAGATCGAGCCTCTGGGTGAGTATACTAAAATAGTTGAGCCAGTAGAGGTAATTCAGAAGGAGATTGACAGGTGTATGGAATGCTATAAGAGAGGAGAACGAGCTTTTCCAATTGCAAAGGCGTGTAAAAAGGACGAAGTCCTTTCGAAACGCAAGTGTAGGATTTTCTTTAGCAATCCCACAGCATTCACGTTTTTAGTGCGCAGGTACTTTTTGCCCATATTACGTGTTTTGCAATTTCACCCTCTCCTGTCAGAGTGTTGCGTTGGCGTCAACTGCCACGGACCTGAATGGGACGAGTTAGTGAAACACATGCTCAAATTTGGGATAGAACGTCTATTCATGGGAGACTATGGCAATTATGATCAGAAATTGGTCGCTCAAATTTTGCTAGCCTCCCTGCGTATCTTAATTGATTTCGCCAAATTGGTGGACTACGATCCAGAGGATATTGCTGTGATGGAAGCGATGAGTGGAGATTTGGTGTATGCTATAATCAATTTCAATGGGGATCTCATTGGATTGACTGAGGGTTCCCACATCTCTGGAAACTCCTTGACTGTTATTCTTAATGGAATTTGCGGAAGCCTCAACATGAGGTGCTATTTCTTTTCGAACAAC